ACGTTAAATTTATTGGCGATTTATTTAAAAGATATATTCCAGAAAGATATAATGCACAAAAAAAAGCATGGGATAATACTCATCAAGATTTCAAAATACCAGAAACACCATTTACTACAATTACAGTAAACAAAAATTTCAGAACAGCATGCCATTATGATGCTGGAGATTTGAAAGAGGGTTTTGGAAACTTAGGTGTATTACAGGCTGGCGATTATAAAGGTGCCTATACAATAATACCAAGATACGGTGTCGGTGTTGATGTACGGAGTTGCGATGTTGCATTTTTTGATGTGCATGAATTACACGGAAATACTGAAATAAAACCCATTGGCAATGCTGAAAGGATATCAATAGTCGCTTATTTTAGGGAAAAAATGACAGAATGTGGTAGTGCTAGTGAAGAACTAGAAAGGATAAAAAATAAATGACATACAGAATAGCAATACCATCATACAAAAGAAGTGAGGCAATAAGAAAAAAATCATTGGCATATTTATCAAGAACAAACATAAATTTTGATTTAATTGATGTATTTGTAAGTGATGAAAATGAATATGATTTATATAAAGATTTAAATGTAAATGTAGTTAAAGGTGCATTGGGTTGCGGTGCAAATAGAAACTTTATAACCAATTATTATCCAGAAAACCAAAAAATATTGTGCATGGACGACGATATTAAAACAGTATCAATGTATGCAAATAAAAAAACATTAATAGAAATACAAGATCTAGACTCAGTAATTAAAAATTGTTTTGAAATATCTATGTCAAATAACAATAATCTTTGGGGAATATACCCTGTTCATAATGCTTTTTTTATGAAAGAAAACGTCACATTTGATATTAGATATATAATTGGCTGTTTTTATGGTGTTGTAAATAATCACAAAGAACATGCCTTTGTTGATTTAGAAGATAAAGAAGATTTTGAAAGAACTATAAAATATTATTTACATGATAACGGAGTCACAAGATTTAATTATATTGCACCAGAAACTGCGTATTATACTGAGGCTGGTGGTATGCAAGAAACAAGAACAAAAGAAAGGGTTAAATGGTCTGCTTTAGAGCTCGAAAAAAAATATCCTTATGTATGTAAGACTTTCATAAGTAAAAAGGGATATTACGAGTTAAAATTAAAAGATTTGAGATTAAAAAAAAAATAATGTAAAAAGTCAAAATACCCACTACTCAGGGGAAAGAGGATAAAATGACAGAGAAAAAAAAAGTAGGCAGACCTAAGAAAGAACTGCCATATACCCTAGAAGATATAGAAAAACTAGCCGCAATGCAGTGTACTCGTGAAGAGATTGCGAACTTTTGTGGTGTATCAGTAAGCACATTAAAACGTAATTTTGACCCCCCTATAAAAAAGGGATGGGATATGGGCAAAAGGTCATTACGTAGAGCAATGTTTGATAAAGCTATGCGTGGTAATACAACCATGTTGATTTGGCTTTCTAAAAATTATCTAGGTATGAAAGATAAGGTTGAAACATCTGAAGAATCAGAACCATTGCCATGGAATACTGACCTTGTTTAATGCCATTAACTAAACCACAGGCAGAAGTAATCAAAGATTCTGCCAGATTTAGAATACTTATTACAGGCAGAAGATTCGGCAAAACATTCTTAGCAATCCATGAACTTGCTAGATTTGCAAGGTTTCCTAATAGAAAAGTTTGGTATGTAGCACCTACCTATAGACAGGCAAAAGCTATATGTTGGCAAGAATTAGTACAAAGATTGCGTAAGCATAACTGGGTTTCTGAAGTAAATAATAGCGATTTGACTGTAATATTGCGTAATAATTCGAGAATATCGTTGCGAGGTGCCGATAATGAAAACAGTTTGCGTGGTATTGGTTTAGATTTCTTAGTCATGGACGAGTTTGCTGACATAAGCCCTGTTGCTTGGTATGAAGTATTAAGACCTACTCTTAGTGATACACAAGGACATGCTTTATTCTGTGGCACACCAAGAGGCTTTGGTAATTGGGGTTATGATATGTACGTCAAAGGACAAAGTGATAAGGAATGGCAAAGTTTTAAATTTACAACATTAGAGGGATTGCAAGTTCCCAAAGAAGAAATAGAACAAGCTAAAGAAGATTTAGACGAAAGAACTTTTCAGCAAGAATATATGGCATCGTTTGTAAATTATGCTGGTATGATTTATTATAACTTTGATAGAAATAAAAATATTATTGACCACTATTCAAACCCATATAAAACTTTGCATATTGGATTAGATTTTAACGTTGACCCTATGTGTGCTGTTGTTTCTGTAATAGAAAATGATAGAATTATAGTTATAGATGAGATACAAATATGGTCATCAAACACAAATGAAATGGTTGAAGAAATTAAAAGTAGGTATAAAAATAAAAGTGTGATTTATCCAGACCCAAGTGCAAGACAACGTAAAACATCTGCTGGTGGTCTTACTGATTTAGCGATATTAAAAAATGCTGGCTTTGAAGTAAGATCAAGAAATACTGCACCATTAGTTAGAGATAGAATAAATTCAGTTAATGCAAAACTAAAAAACGCAAAAGGTATTAATAGTTTGTTTATTTTAAAATCTTGCAAAAACGTAATTAAAAGCATAGAAAGACAAATATACAAAGAGGGAACGCATATACCCGATAAGGATAGTGGCTACGATCACTTTAACGATGCTTTGGGTTATATGGTAGAATATAATTTCCCACTCAAAAGGGAATTTAATCCGAGCCCTCCAAGTAGGTGGAGTTGATGGACAGAGATTTTTTAACAAGCAAACATGACTTATGGCATAAGAACGTCAATAATTGGGAGTTCTATATCCGTAGTTATCTTGGTGGTAATGATTATAAAAACGGATATTATTTACATAGATATATTTTAGAAAGTCCTGAAGAATACGATGCTAGGATAAGACATACTCCACTAGATAACCACTGCAAAAACGTAGTACAAATTTATACAAGTTTTTTATGGCGAGTGCCACCTACTCGTGATTATGGTTCACTTGATGGCGATCCACAATTAGAATCATTTATTGCTGATGCTGATTTAGACGGTAGATCATTTGATACTGTTATGCGTGAGGTTCAAATGAATGCAAGTATATATGGTAATTGTTGGGTTATAATTGACAAACCACAAACTAATGCAAAAACAAGAGCAGAAGAATTATCACAAGACATTAGACCATATATTTCAATTTACACTCCAGAAAACATTGTTAATTGGAATTATAAAAGAGCTGCAAGTGGTAGATTTTATTTAGATTTATTAGTTGTTGTTGAGGATATAAATTCACAACGAGCAATATTAAAAGTTTTTACAGAAGAAACAATCGGCACTTATGAAGTAAAAGATTACGATAAAGAGTATGCTGACGGAGATATAAGAACGATAGAAGAAATACCAAATCCTATTGGTATGATACCAGCAGTTAATGTTTACAATCTTAGAGGAAATAAACGTCCTATCGGTATAAGTGATTTAGCAGATGTTGCACATTTACAACAGTCTATTTACAACGATTACTCAGAAAAAGAACAATTAATTAGATTAGCCAACCACCCAAGTTTAGTTAAAACACCAAACGTTGAGGCGAGTGCTGGTGCTGGTAGCATTATAGAAATACCAGAAGACATGGAACCAAATTTAAAACCATACATTATACAACCTAGTGGGCAAAACCTAGACGGTATTATGAAATGTATTCAAAACAAAGTTGATGCAATAGATAGAATAACACACATGGGTTCAGTAAGGGCAACAGGAACACAGATAGCAAGTGGTATTGCATTGCAAACAGAGTTTCAGTTGTTGAACGCAAGACTTAGTGAAAAAGCAGATTATTTAGAAAATGCAGAAGATCAGATATGGAGTGTATGGGCAAAGTGGCAAGATAGAGATTGGGACGGTTCAGTTGATTACCCAGATACTTTTGATATTAGAGATTGGGCAAATGATTTACAGTTTTTACAAATGGCTAAATCAAGTGGCATAAAATCAGAAACATTTAACAAAGAGTTAGATAAACAAATCGCTGAGGCTGTTATTGATGATAACGAAACTATTAAAACTATTAATGATGAGATTGATTCAACGAGAACAGTTAGAGGTCAGTTTCAAACAACAGAAATAGAAGGACAAACACCAAGTGGCGAAGAAGAAGAAGAAAGTTAGAAAAGATAAAAAAACTAAAATCCCCTCAAAATATTTAGAAGGACTAAAAGGTTCAAAACGTAGTGCTAGAGCATCTTTATTAAAAACTATGTCATCAATTTATAAAAGTGGTGGTAGGATTCCAATGAGTTTACTTAAACGTAGGACAAAAATATAATGGCTAGAAAATTTAGAAAACCACTATCGGCAAGTGTTGTAAAAACATTAAAAGCTAAAGCAAAAAAATCAAAACTTTTTAACTTTGCTGATTTAAAAGCATCATATCA